CAGCAATAACTGGAAAAACATTTTATGCTTTAGTTGTAAATGAGGATTGTGTATTGAGCGTTTTGACCTCAAAAGGTAATCAAAATTTGCTTACTCAATATGGATTAAGCGGTAAGACTTTAAAGCAAGGAATGATAATTCCAATGTTTAATGGCGATGCTATTGCAGCGGTAACTCCTGCAAGTGGTTCGGTAATTGGTTACGGTTATAACGATAGCTTGTAATGATTGCAATAGGGATAGGAATACCATTTATTAAGTCAGGTGGTGGTGCATCTTTTAATTCTGAATACCAAGCTATACTAGCAAGGGCAACCGCATTAGGTTACGCCTTACCAAGTGCGGGGGTTCAAGTGTTACAAAATACATTAGTGAAGGATTTAGTTGACGGTGGCGTGTGGGCTAAGTTAGACCACTTGAAGATATACGCAGGTAGTAATTCAGATTTTAGTTTAATTAATTGGATAACTCCTGCAAACTTTTTAAGTACAAAGGTCAACTCACCTACTTATGGTTATGCCTATGGGTTTAAAGGTAACGACACTAATGCGCATTTACAAACGGGTTTTACTCCTAGCGGTTCGCTGAATTATAAACAAGATGATGCGAGTTATTTTAATTACAGAAAAAGTGAAAACACAGTAGGTCAAGCACAAAATTATATGGGTGCTTTTGATGGTAATAATTCATCGTTGATTGGTTCAAATAATAGCAATAGTTATGAATTATATATGAACTCGGCAGGTAGCGGTGCGGTAACTTATGGCTCTGGCGGTACAGTTGGATTGGCTTTAATAAATCGTAACAATTCATCTAACTATGATGTTTGGTTAAATGGTTCTAACCTTGCAACTGTAACCACTTCATCAGGTGGAATACCTACCGTTGAATTTCTAACTTGTAAATTAAATATTACAAGTTCAAGTGATGCAGAACGCTCAATGGAGGGTGCAGGAGGATCACTTACGAGCGGTCAAATAGCAACACTCACTAATTCATTCGCCACCTATTTAGCTGCCCTATAATGAAAGTTTTAAAAGCCACACCAAAACAATATAACCTATTGAATGGTTACAAAAATGGAAACAATCTTTTGCAATTCTTTAAAGATGCAAATGATAATTGGGTGATAAATACAGAGGTTATAAACGACCCTGCATTTGCCGAAATAAAAGAACAACTATCAACCCTAACCTTAATCGATTATAAACAAAAAAAAGTTACACTTAGTAAAGAATAAATTATGAGCTTAATAACATTAGGGCCAAAAAGACCACTAAAAAGACCAACGCCCAAAGCAATAGAAATGATAGACAATAATGTTATCTTCATTGACGCGGCAGACGTTATCGAACAAGGCACGCAAGTATTTGTTTGTTCTGATGAAAAAACGCCTATTTTTGAACTGTTAGAATCAGGAAGCTATACGCAAGCCGATGGCAATGTAATTACAGTAATAGACGGAATAATTCAATGAAGCCTTTAGCAATAGTCATACTATTAACTTTGTGCTATATCTTATTTAGCTTTGATATAATAATAGAGCCTTTTTATGCTAAAATCTTTGCAAATGATTTCAGTCAAGAAGGTATAGCAGATTGGCTATACTACCAAATTAAAGTCAATTTTTTTATCTTAATAATTGCACTTGTAGGTTGCAATGATAAATATAAGGAATTTACGCAAGGCGTGTTGATGGCGGTTGTTATAGATGCAATTTTAAATATATTCGAATCATTGATATTTGGCTACTATTCCCCTATTTACATATCAGCAATTATTAACGCGATTCCTTTAGCTTACATTTATTATTCTTACTTTTTTCATGGTAGATTGGACTAGCGTTTTTTTGTTTATAGCAGGTGTAGTTGTTACATTCTTAGGTGGGGTGTCGAAGTACCTGTTTGATAAATCTCAAGACCATGAAAAGCGCATCCAAAAAATGGAAGATTTGCATGGCGATAAGATTGATGTTTTAGAGAAGAAAATTGATAAACTAGAAAGCGCAATTAATTCACTAGCGGATAATCTTCATAAGGGAAAAACCCAAGAAGGGCAGTTAACGGAAGCTATCAGCGCACTAATTAAACACCTGGAAAAGAATGAAAATAATTGATAATTTAATAAAATCATTCACAACTGAAAAGGGAGGTTTTGCAGCTCGCAAATTAACTGCATTTGCTTTGATGATTTTAATAGCTTATATCCACTTTAAATATGTTGACTTAACTAATGTAGTTGAAGTTCTTATAATAGATTTAAGTGGTGTGTTATTGTGTTTGGGATTGGTTACAGCATCAAATATAATTGAGTTGAAAAATGGCAAAAATAACGAAACTAAATAAAGAAGGTTTAGACCTCATTAAACAATTTGAAGGTCTTAAACTAACTGCTTACTTATGTAGTGCGAATGTACCTACGATTGGTTACGGAACGATTAGATACCGCAACGGGGATAAGGTGAAGTTAGGTGATACTTGCACAATCGAACAAGCGGAAACCTATCTTAAAAACGATGTAGCACAGTTTGAATTAGCAGTTGATGCAATGGCAACTGACTTGTTAAATCAAAATCAATTCAATGCTTTAGTATCCTTCGCGTATAACTTAGGTGCAGGTGCTTTGAAATCATCAACACTTTTAAAAACCGTTAATTCAGACCCAAGTAATAAGGCTATCAAAGGCGAGTTTAGCAAATGGATTAATGCAGGTGGCAGACCCGTGAAGGGTTTAGTAATTAGAAGAGAAAAAGAAGCGAACCATTATTTTTTATAATGGAAACAACGATAGAGATTCCTTACGAAATACCTTTTAATCTTGATGAGCAATATGGATGGGAATGAGAACATCGAAGAAATTTACTACGAGGAGGCCGACACTAGAGGCCAAATACTACTTCATTGCTATAACGCAATAGCAGCGACAGAGATGATAGATTCATATTTGAAAGAAGAATTAGACAAGAAAGAAAACATAAGGCGAAAGTCTTTAGATGTTATAGATTATTACATCTCGGAAATTCACGCAGAAATATTTGACGAAACCAATGAAAATTAGTAAAACTAAATTAGCCGAAGAAGTTATTTTGGGAAACCCAACTATAACTGCAAACAGAACACTTGCAAAAATTCTTAAAAATAAATATCCAATGCTTTTTAACACGCAAGAAGATGCTAGAAGTATTATAAGAACAGCACTTGGGCAAAAAGGGCAAAAAAATAAAATCGACCGCAAAATCGCACTTCCTGTATTCTTAGAAAAATTAAATCAAGTCAGAGCCAATTATGACTTAGACTTTAGGCAGCAAGAAGACAAGACTCCATATGTATTTAGCGACCAATATAACAAAGCTTTAGTAGTCGGAGACTTTCATTATCCATACACAGATATAGACTCCTTAACTTTAGCTTTAGAATACGGCTATAATCAAGGAATAGACTGTATAATTATCAATGGTGATTCATTAGATTTTAATACTATCTCTAGGTTTATTTCTAAGCCAAATGAAATGAGAGTAATGGAACAGATTGAAGGAGTTAAAAATCTGTTATTTTGGATGCAAAACGTGATGGATGTTAAAATAGTGTTCCACGTTGGGAATCACGACAAAAGAATAGAGGACTATGTAATTAGGCAAGCACCAGAACTATATCTTAATAACAAGTTAGATAAATTATTAATGTTAGAAGATATGAAGATTGACTATGTGGAAGATTACCGATTTATGAAGTTTGGTAAGTTAAACATTGCACACGGACATCACATTGTTAAAGGTATATTTGCGCCTGTAAGTCCTGCAAGAGGGGTTTTTACTAAGACTAATACATCTACTTTAATCAGTCATGTTCACAGGACTTCGGAACACATGGAATCAGATATGAATGGGAACGTATTAGGATGTTTTTCTATTGGTGCAATGACAACTATAACCCCTGATTATAACCCACAAGTAAGCAAGCATAATCAAGGCTTTGCGATTGTAACTAAAGACCCTATTACTGGAGATTTTGAAGTGAATAACAAGAAAATAATTAACGGGAAAATACGATGACAAACGATTTTTTAACTACTGTAATCTTAAAAAACGGAGAGATGACTGTTACAATGGATTGCGATATGAGCCTTACAGAGGATGCGGTGGACTTCATGTTCAGATTATTGGTATTAAGTGGACATAATAATTCAAACGTAGCAAAAGCAATGATTGAAAGAGGTGAAGAACATTTAGAATTGTACAAATGAAACCAGGCGAATTAAAACCACTAACCGAAACCCAAAAGAAAGGGATTGAGCAAGCCGACAAAGAGCGAGCAAGATTAATAGCTATCGTAGAGGAAAATCATAGAAAGTACCCTCGCAAAAAGAGAAACAAATGATTTATATTTTACTTTTTATAACTATTCTATCCAATGCCGTAATGGATTCTATTATCAGCAATGATACATTTGAAAAATATGGCAAGTGGTTTAGTAGGGATGGGTGGCAAATTAAATATCAATTAGCAGAGTGGTTAAATAAATACTTACCACTTTGGTTAAGCAAATTCTTAGCACAAGATATATTGGTAGTGTTTACAGAGTTATATAAGACTGCTAAAATGATTATGATAATATCTTTTATGATATTAGTATTTGGATTCAATATACACGCTCTAATAGCTTATATGATTTGGGGATTTGTGTTTAGTTCTATTTATGCAATTATAAGATGAAAAAATACTGGATAGAAATTAGCTTAATAACAATGTTCAGTCTGCTATTGTGGTGGACTTGCAACCAACCATCCCCAAAGCCAATTAAAGACTATCAGAGTGCAATAGATTCCATTGGTGAGGTATTGGATTCAGTTAGTAAAATAGAGCGAATACAAACTACTAAAACAATTTTAATAAAAAACTATTATGATAGCAGTAAAACTTATATTATCAACTTGCCTGATTCTATTCAGCCTAATCTCCTTCGCTCAAACATTGCCCGATTCAGTTACCTGCTTAACGAATAAACAAATTAAGATTATAAACTTAGCATTTAACGAACTTGATAAGTATATGACTTTAGATAGCAACAACACTAAGCTAATAGCTACTAAGGATGCTAAGATTAAGTTACTTGAATGGCAGTTTCAACTTCGCTCCGAACAATTAACGGAGGCAAATACCACAATTGCCACTCACGAAAAGCAAATTAAACGCTTAAAAAGGACAATTTTAGTCCACAAAATCGCATTAATCGGGGCGGTTATCATTACAATTTTCATTTTAAATTAAAATAATTAGCTTGATTTTCAATCAGTTATGCAATAAATAGAATAATATTTAAATATTTATTTGCAGGTGTTGAAAGTAGGTGTATATTTGTACCACAATTAACAACAAAATGAAAACAACAACACAAGCAATCGCAACAAAAAAACTTTTAAAATCAAAAGTAAACAAAACTTCAATGGCTTACCAATTTGTTAAAGAAGTTATTGCAGGCAAAAAAGAGATTAGACCAGTCTATGTTAGCGGTTCAGGAAGGTTTACATCAAACCAAGACCACACAGAATCCACAATGGTATTATTAGCAGAATTGGGCATAGAGTTTACAAAAACAAACGATAGCCCTAGAGGGGGATTAACAGGAAATTTAATTACAATTATTACTAAAATTAAATAAAATGGCAACACCACCAAAAAACACGAAGCCTCAAACCTTCATTGTGGATACCGATTTAGGACCACAAATTCAAATGATACTTGCTAAATCGAGGATAGCAAGTAACGTGCAAAAGTACAAGTCCATTAGTGATTTTGTAAACCAAGCAATTCGCAACCAATTAATGAGGGAGGCTAAGTAATGAACATATTTTACAAGCAACCACAAGGCAGAGAAAACGTGATTATAGACCACGATTTGAACCGATACAACCGAATACTAAGGTTAAGACAAATAGCGCAGGAGATAGCAGCAGAACGCCACGATTGCACTAAGTTATACCAAGCAGATAGATTGCTTACTGCAATTACTTTAAAACTTAATTCAAGATTTAACCACCAAAATAGATTTAATTTTAATTAGAATGATAGTATCAGGCAACCAGTGCCAATTAATGGCACAATACATCATTGCTGATTTAACCGACAAAGCAAATGAAGCAACAGAACGATTTGAGATTGAGGCTTTGAAATTAGAGGCTGAAAGATTAGGATTGGAGATTGACTTCGATTCTATTTGGGAGGAATCAGTAAAACAATTTGTGCAATTGCAACGTGACCAATTATACTTTAATACCTTTGGCATATAAACACTGAAACTAAAGAATACATAGACAAGTGTTTATCGGATATAATCTTTAACGGATGCAAGATACCAAGCAGCATCCTAAAACTTTACTTTGAGAACGTAGCTTTAATGGCTAAGATTGACCAAAGTGAAAAAATGGCAACAGAACTTTTTAAACCAACCGAAATAAACAACCAAAACTAATGACAGACCAGGAATTAATCTTATTCTTAACTCGCAAGAATGCAGAGTTAGAACAACAGAATGAAAGCTACAAAAAGGATGCGAATAAGTACGCTGATTGGTGGCTCGCATCAACCAAAGAAGTAGCTGAATTAAAGCTTCAATTATATGGAGGGGATATAAATGGAGGAGAGTAAATTACCAACCCTTGCAGACCTTACGCAAGATATAGAATTGGCGTATAAGAATGACCAATTAAACCTACTTCTTAATCAAACTCCTCCGACTAAGTGGGTAAAAGAACACCCATTTATTAAAGGTTATAAATACCTACCTATCGATAAGGTAGAGTACTTATTAACCCGCATCTTTAAGACCTATCAGATACAGATTACTGGGCAAGGAACTGCATTTAATGGCGTATGGGTTACGGTTCGATTGACAGTAAAGAACCCAACCAATGGAGAGGTAATGCAATTCGATGGCATCGGGGCAGCGCAGTTACAAACAAAGCAAGGAACTTCACCTGCTGACCTCCAAAACATAAACAACGGTGCTTTATCAATGGCTTTCCCAATAGCTAAGACGATAGCGGTAAAAGATGCAGCCGACCATATCGGTAAACTATTTGGAGCAGACTTAAATAGGAAAGATGTATTACAATACCAACCCGACAAAGACCTTGCTGAAAGGTTTGGAACTAATAAGGAGAAGTTAAATGAAAACTAAAAGATTTGTATTTGAGACAGAGGATGAATGGTTGCAGTATCGCAATGGATTGTTTACCTCATCCGAGATTAATAGGCTAATGACTAAGCCTAAAGCATCTGAATTAAGTGATGGGGCAATAACATTTGTAATTGAGAAGGTAGCATCTACTTTAGGTTCATCAAAGCCTAATTACTTTAATGCAGAGATGCAATGGGGTAAGGATAATGAGCCTCCTGCTGCTTTATTGCTAGCCAACAAGTTATACTATGATGTTACCTCATCCGATGTCATCTATACTTCGAGTGGTGGCTTTGTATTCTTTTGCACTGAATCATTTGGTGGCACTCCCGACCTTATTTTTCCTGATTCAATAGGAGAAATTAAATGCCCTAACTCAGACACTCATCTATACTATAAGTTGTATGTAAGAGCGGATAATTTCCAAAAGGAACTACCGAAGTATTACGACCAGATGCAGCTTAATATGTACCTTTGCGAACGTAATAAGTGCCATTTCTTATCTTATGACCCACGATTTAACAGAGAGGAATTACAATCACATCACTTGGTGATTGAAAGGGATGAAGAACGTATTACTGATATTCTTAACAAGATTGAAAAAGCACACGAATTAAAGATAGAATTATTAAAACAATTAAACTAAAACAAAATGATTAAAATTAGCGTAAATTTAAGCAAGTTACCAAAGGACAAAATGACCATCTCAAAGACTGGTGAGAAATGGATTAACTTAATCCTTTGGCAGAATAAAGATGGAGTAGATAAGTTCGGCAACACTCACTCACTTACAGTTAGCAAGTACAAAGAGGAGAAAGACCAACCTAATGTTTATGTAGGTAACGGTAAAGATTCAAGCGTACAAGCTACAACTGCACCTAATGAGATAGGTAAGAGTGATAATGATTATGATGATTTACCGTTTTAATTATGGCAATGGAAGCAACATATTTAATTCAAAGGAATAACTTTTATGTAAAAACTAAAATTGATAGTTTTGTTTATAATGCCGAACATTTTATTGATAAAGTAATTATTGAAATAAGCAAACATTCAGGTTTAAGTGTAAAAGAAATAAAGTCTAAAAGTAGAGTAAGAGAAATAGTTGAATGGAGACATATAGCATGTTATATCTGTAGAGAGAATGGTTACGGAACATTTAGTAAAATTGGTCAAGTATTAGGAGGAAAGGACCATAGTACGATTTTGTCCGCTGTTAATAAGGTAAGTGACTTATTACAAACTAATGACAAATATTTTTATTATAAATTTAATATTGTTAAACACTTGTTAATAAAAAATAACTAACTACAAATATACATTTCTTATAATTGCATATGGAAATATATAAATCAATTGAATACAAAGGATATACTTTTAGTGTATCAAATGAAGGAAATGTAGAACACCAAAATTGCAAAGGTATAAGAAGACTGCATAAGAACAGTAGTGGTTATTTAAGTTTTACAATAGGTAACAAATTATTTTTAGCTCATAGATTAGTTGCATTGGCTCACGTCGATAATCCTCATAATAAATTATTTGTTAATCATAAGGATGGTGATAAATTAAATATCAATGCAACTAATCTTGAATGGGTTACTAAATCAGAAAACGAATTGCATAGTGTAAGGGTTTTAGGAAATCAAAGAAATATTGATGGGTTTGCAAAGAACTGGAAAAATAGTGTTAATAATAGAAAGGTTGCATTATTTACTTTAAATGGTGATTTAATTTGCACTTTTGATAGTTGTGTTAAAGCAGCTAATTATTTAAAAGTAAGTCCAAGTTCTGTTGGCAATCACTTAAAAGGTAGAACTAAAACAACAGCTAATCATACATTAAGATATGTTTCACAAAAATACAAATCTAACAAAGTAAAATATGAAAGCAAAGAAGTGTAAATCCTGCAAAGAATATTTTATTCCATTTAATTCCTTGACAACAGTTTGCGGATTTGAATGTGCTTCAAAAGAATATTACAAGCAATTATTAATTAATAAGAAAGCTGAAAGGGTTAAATTAAAGGAGAGCATTAAAACGCTATCCGATTATAAAAAAGACCTCCAGTATCATATAAACATGATAGTTCGAAAGATAGACTATGGGCAACTTTGTATTAGTAGTGGCAGCGCCTACCGAGATAATGACCAAGCAGGGCACTTCTATCCGACATCAACGCAAGGCTCAATCAGGTTTAATCTGTGGAATATACATTCTCAAAGCGTAGCTGACAATATGTATAAGAGCGGAAACAATCAAGGCTACAACAAAGGACTGCGAGAGGTGTATGGAGATGAAATTTACTTTTTTATAGTTGACTTACCTTTAATGTACCAAGATTTAAAACTAAGTAAAGAGGACATAATAGAAGCAACAAAGCATGCATCTGCAATCAACAAATCACTAAAAAAAGAAGTTAGAACTTTAGAGAAAAGAATAGAACTTAGAAAACAATTTAACAACCAAATAAACATTTACAAATGAAAACAACCAACCAAAGACAAGCTTTAATTAAGCTATTATCAACTAAGAAATGGATAAGCGCAACAGATGCGTTTAATCAAACAGGAAGCATTAAACTTGCCACTAGAGCAGGAGAGTTAAGTAAGCACTTTACTATTGAATCAAGGTGGCAAAAATCTAAAACAAGGTTTGGCACATTCCTACAATTTAAACAGTATCGAATTGTGAAGGATGAATTTTATCAGGATGCTTTGAAAATTTACTTTAATTAATTATATTTGTATTCGGGTTGTTCAGGCATGAGCGTAAAAGGTTTACACGTTACCTTTCCCATTCTTTTTTAACGTGTATTTTAAAAACGTAGTTATGGCAAAAGACAAAAAAGGATTCATCCTATACGCAGATTTAATTCATACAGTTGATAAAATGCCAAGCGAAAAGGCAGGGGATTTATTTAAACACATTTTGAAATATGTGAACGATTTAAACCCAATTACAACTGATTTAATTATTGAATTAACCTTTGAACCAATTAAGCAACAACTCAAAAGAGACTTAAATAAGTGGGAGGATAAAAGCCAAAAACGTAGTAATATCGGGCGAGAGGGAGGTTTGAAAAGTGGTGAAGCAAGACGAAGCAAATTGAAGCAAAACGAACCAATTGGTTCAAAGTTGAAGCAAAACGAACAAGTAACAGTTAATGTAAATGATATATTAACTAAAGTTAATAATATAGGACTTACAACTTTATTGGATTGTGAAAAATTGTTTTTAGAAAAGACCGCTTTCAATTGGACTGAACAATACGCAAAAAAAGAAGCTGAAAAGTTTTATAACTTTTATTCTGCTAAAGGTTGGGTAATTGGTAAAAACAAAATGAAATCTTTAACCCATGCTATTAGTGGATGGATGAGTAGGCAAGATAAACCAGAAACGATAAACGCTCAACCTAAAAAAATAACCCAACAAGAATTAAACGAACAAAAGGCACGTGAATTTATGTCAAGGTTATGAGCAATATCAAAGTAGTAGATTATAACACTAAGCGGTCCGAGTTTGAGTTATACCACAAATTCGGAGGAGCGAATATGAATTACGCAGGTTTTGAATGCTTAAACGGAATATTTCAATTTGCTGATGATGGAGTAACAGATATAACAGGTCATCCTGCAAGTGGTAAGACTGAATTTGGATTAGAATTACTTTTTTTTCAAGCTGAAAAGTTTGGCAAAAGATTTATCTTATATGCTCCGGATATTGGTAGTTACAAAGAAATAAGGAGAAAGCTACTTGTAAAGCATTATAAGCGAAGTTTTCGAGGTTATGATAACTCACTAACCGAATCAGATTTAATTCACGCTAGCGCATGGATAGACACTTATTTTTTAATTGTAACTAAAGAAGACCCAAAACTACCTATAACCCCGACAATGATTTGGGATTTTACAAGCGACTTTGAAGATGTTAATGGTCCAGTGGATGGATGTTTTATTGATAGTTGGAAAAATTTATTTCACGATTTTTCACAATTTAACGGTAGGGAAGATTTATATTTGGATTACACTTTAAGCTACCGAAATGAACTTGCAGAATTGAAAGGTAAGCACTTTATGACTATTGAACACCCTTTAAAAACTGAATTTTTGAAGACAAGTGATGGACAAAAAAGGCGGGTACCAGATGCATTAGATATTAGCGGAGGTCCTGCTTGGTTTAGAAATGGAAAAGTAATAATTACGGTTGACTATCCAGACAAAAGCAGGTCCGATGTAGATTTATATTTTTCAAAAGTAAAGCCTGACACTATTGGGAAGATGAATGTAGTAATGCAGAAACTTGAATTTGATTGGAAAAAAAGCAGATATAGAGAAACTA